CCGAGGTTAAAGGACCGCAAGGAGGATTTATCAGTTTGGGGGTCGTCGAATACTGGGAAAATGAAGTTGATGGATTAAAAAATGATCAAGATGCTTTAAATGAGTTTTATAGACAATTTCCTAGAACTACTAAGCATGCATTTAGGGATGAATCTAAATCGTCTTTATTCAACTTAACTAAGATATATCAACAAATAGATTTTAATGAAGATTCGAATAATAGAGCTTCAGTAACTCAGGGAAATTTTATATGGGAAAATGGTATTAAAGATACTAGAGTTATATTTGCTCCTAATAATCAAGGGAGATTTTATATAACCTGGATTCCTAATAAAAATTTAAGAAATAGGTATATAGAAAAAAATGGTATTAAATATCCTGGTAATGAGCATATGGGAGCATTTGGCTGCGACCCTTATGATATATCAGGGACAGTTGATAAAAGAGGATCTAATGGATCTTTACATGGGTTAACTAAGTTTAGTATGGAAGATGCTCCAGCCGATCATTTCTTTTTAGAGTATATAGCAAGACCACAAACTGCAGAGATCTTTTTTGAAGATGTATTAATGGCTTGTATATTTTATGGGATGCCAATACTCTGCGAGAATAATAAGCCAAGATTATTATATCATTTTAAAAGAAGAGGCTATAGAGGGTTTGCAATGAATAGACCAGATAAAATTTATATTAAATTATCGGTAACAGAAAGAGAAATAGGCGGTATACCAAACTCTAGTGAAGATATAAAGCAAGCACATGCAGCAGCAATTGAATCTTATATAGAAAGTTCTATAGGATTTAATGGTGATGATTATGGAAATATGTATTTCCAAAGAACATTAGAAGATTGGGCAGCTTTTGATATAAATAACAGAACTAGCCATGATGCTTCTATTAGTTCTGGGCTTGCGATTATGGCATGTAATAAAAATAGATATGCCCCAGTAAGTAGAAGAAAACGAGAACCAGTTGATCTTGGTATTAAAAAATATAACAATAAAGGATTAGTTTCAAAAATAATTAAGTAAATGAATATAAATTTAGCAAATCCAAATAGCGCTTTTCCTAGTCAAGTAGTGTCAGATGCTGAAAAAGCTTCTATAGAATATGGAAGATTAGTAGCACAGGCTATTGAAAGCGAATGGTGGAGACAAGGCGGAAATGGCAGTAGGTTTGCTACTTCTTATAATAGATTCCATACTTTAAGATTATATGCTAGAGGTGAACAGCCTGTCCAAAAATATAAAGATGAATTAGCTATTAATGGCGATATGTCTTATCTTAATTTAGATTGGAAACCGGTACCGGTTGTAGCTAAGTTTGTAGATATTGTTGTTAATGGATTATCTAATAAAGTATTTGAAATTAATGCTTTTGCTCAAGATCCCGTATCTTTAAAGAAAAGGACTGATTATGCTAATGCTATTTATCAAGATATGTTAGCTAAGCCTTATTTAGAAAAACTAAAAAGTATAGGGATTAATGAATATCAAACTTCTAGTCCAGCCAATTTACCTGAAAGCGAAGAAGAATTAGATCTTCATATGCAATTAAGTTACAAACAAGCTGTTGAAATTGCTGAAGAAGAGGTTATTGATAATCAATTATCTAAAAACAAATTTGATAATACTCGTAAAAGATTTAATTATGATTTAGTAACTTTAGGAATTGGGGCTGTAAAAACCACATGGAATAAAGCTAACGGTATTAAAATAGATTATGTAGATCCAACTAGATTAATATATTCTTATACAGAAGATCCAAATTTTGAAGATATATATTATGTAGGGGAAGTTAAAAATTTGACTGTACCTGAAATTGCTAAACAATTCCCACATTTAACTCATGACCAATTAGATAGAATAGCTAAAGCTAAAGGCCATAGAAATCAATTATATGGATGGCAAACATATGACCCTGATACTATACAGGTTATGTTTTTTGAATATAAAACTTATAATAGTCAAGTATTTAAAATAAAACAAACAGAAGCAGGATTAGAAAAGTCTTTAGTTAAAACAGATCAATTTAATCCACCTGAGGCAGATACCTTTAAAAAAGTGTCAAGGAAAATAGAAGTGCTTTATAAAGGGTGTAAAGTAATTGGAACTAATGAATTAGTAGAATGGGAATTGGCTAAAAATATGACGCGTCCTTTTGCTGATACTACTAAGGTAGAAATGAGTTATGCTATTGTAGCCCCAAGAATGTATCATGGAAAGATTAATTCTATTGTAAGTAAAATCACGGGGTTTGCTGATATAATCCAATTAACTCATTTAAAATTACAACAAGTAATTGCTAGAATGGTTCCAGATGGTGTTTTCTTAGACATGGATGGAATTGCGGAAGTTGATCTTGGTAATGGTACTAACTATAATCCAGCAGAAGCATTAAATATGTATTTTCAAACTGGTAGTATAATTGGTAGATCTTTAACTCAGGAAGGAGAATTAAATAGAGGTAAAGTACCTATTCAAGAATTACAAAGTAGTAGTGGGGGAGCAAAAATTCAAAGCTTAATTCAAACATATCAATATTATTTACAATTAATAAGAGATGTGACCGGATTAAACGAAGCTAGGGATGGTAGCATGCCAGATAAAGATACTCTTGTAGGGTTACAAAAAATGGCAGCAACTGCATCTAATACAGCTACTAAACATATCCTGCAATCTAGCTTATGGCTAACATTAAGAACATGTGAAAATATCTCTTTGAAAATAGCTGATTCTTTAAATTATCCTTTAACTTTAAATTCATTAAAAAGTTCTATATCTACTTATAATGTAGGTACACTAGCTGAGATACAAAATCTAAATCTTCATGATTTTGGTATATATTTACAATTAGAACCAGAGGAAGAAGAAAAAGCAATGTTAGAGCAGAATATTCAAATGGCTTTACAACAAGGCGGTATTGATTTAGAAGATGCTATTGATATTAGAGAGATTAAAAATCTTAAATTAGCTAATGATTTATTAAAACAAAAACGTAAAAAACGTATTATTCAAGAGCAAGAAGCTCAACAAGCTAATATACAAGCCCAAGCGCAAGCTGAAACTCAAGCAAAAGAGCAACAAGCAATGTTTGAAGTACAAAAACAACAAGCTATTTCTGGGGCAAATGCTGAATTAGAAAAAGCAAAAGCTCAAATGGAAATACAAAGAATGCAGGTCCAAGCTAAATTAACTGAACAAGAAATGGCTACTCAGTTCCAATATGATATGCAATTAAAACAATTAGAAGTCCAGGGAATGAGAGACAAAGAGAAAGCTATTGAAGACCGTAAAGATAAAAGAACAAAAATAGAAGGTACACAACAAAGTGAAATGATAGATCAAAGAAATCATGATTTATTACCTATAAATTTTGAAAACAGAAATTCGGATGTACAGCCGAGTATTTAATTAATTTTATAATATTATATTATGTCAAAAACAGAAACAAACCCTGAGGTGACTAAAGAGGTCAAATCAGAAGGTGGGGATATGAAAATGAAAACCCAACCTAAATTTGAAAAATTTAAAACAGAAAAAGATAAACCATTTAAAGTGGATTTATCTAAAGTGGATACTTCACTTGAAGCTAATGCTAAAGTAGAAGAGCCAATAAAAGTAGATTTAACTAAAACAGAAGAAGAAGACAATGCCATTCCAATCGGAGAAACAGAGACGGTGGATGTGGGCGAACGAACCGGAGATGGCGAAAAGGTGGACACTGGAGGAGACGAATCCGACGAAGAGCCCAGCTCGCCTATTGAAGAAATTCAAGAGATGGCCGAAGAGCCGATACCAGCAGAACAAACAATCGTAGATGAAGTATCACCTAAAATTGCAGATTTACCAGATAATGTTGAAAAATTGGTAGATTTTATGAAAGAAACTGGTGGTACAGTTGAAGACTATGTAAGACTTAACGCTGATTATTCTAGCGTAAATGATGATGCTTTATTAAGAGAGTATTATACTAAAACAAAACCTCATTTAAATAAAGATGAAGTTGACTTTATATTAGAAGAAAGCTTTGATTATGATAATGAAGTTGACGAAGAGCGAGACGTCAAACGAAAAAAACTCGCTAAAAAAGAGGCTGTCGCAGAAGCGAAATACTTTTTAGAGGAAATGAAAAATAAATATTACGACGAAATCAAGTTGAGGCCGGGCGTAAATCAAGACCAACAAAAAGCTATGGATTTCTTCAATCGCTACAGCAAAGAACAAGAAATAGCTACGCAAAAGCATGAAAAATTTCTTAACAATACTAAAAAGATGTTTACTGATGAATTCAAAGGTTTTGATTTCGAAGTTGGTGAAAAGAAATTTAGATATGGTGTTAAGAATCCCAGTGCAGTTGCAGAAAATCAATCTAATCTAAACAACTTCGTCGAGAGGTTCTTGGATAAAGAAGGAAATGTTAAAGATACGAAAGGTTATCATAAAGCTATATATGCCGCACAGAATATAGATAAAATAGTAAATCATTTTTACGAACAAGGAAAATCTGATGGAATAAAAAATGTTGTAGAAAGTTCTAAGAACCCTACAATTGATCAAGCGCGCCAATCAGGCACGGAAGATATATACGTTGGAGGATTTAAAGTTCGAGCTATAGACGGTGTGGATAGTTCAAAATTGAAAATTAAACAAAGTAAATTTAACAATTAAAATTAACAATTATGGGTGTATTAAGTCCTCAGTTGGGTGCAATTGCTCCAAGTTCTGATCAGCAACTATTAGTTTCTAACTATATGAGTTTTACTGATGGGACTAGAGATTTCTCTCAACAATATCTACCAGAAATTTATGAAGCCGAGGTAGAGCGTTATGGAAACAGAACGTTAGGTGGCTTTTTAAGAATGGTTGGCGCTGAAATGCCAATGATGTCTGACCAAGTAGTTTGGTCTGAACAAAATAGATTACATATATCTTATGATAATGTAAGTCTAGCTGTTGATGGTGTAACAATGACCATCAAAACTAATGCTGGAGCTGCAATTACAGCTACAGATACAATTAGAAACGCGATTATGCCAAATGCAACAATAGTAATAATGGATCCAAATGATCCTTCATTTACTGTTAAAGCAATAGTAGGAAATTCCGGTGGTGCTCCAGTTGGTGCACTTGGTGCTTATGCAACTTTTACTGCATATGCTTATAATCAGAAATATGTATCCGGTGCTGCTGTACCAGGTGCTGTAATGGATGGACTAAAAGTGTTCGTTTATGGTTCTGAATATGCAAAAGGATCTTCATTAGATAATGCTACTACAGGTGAATCTATTCAACCTCAATTATCAACTTTCACAAACAAACCAATCATAATCAGAAACAGATACGCTGTTAGTGGATCTGATACTGCACAAATCGGTTGGGTTGAAGTAGCGGGAGAAGATGGTACTAGTGGGTATCTTTGGTATTTAAAAGCTGAAGGTGAAACTAGAATGAGATTTGAAGATTATCTTGAAATGGCAATGGTTGAAGGTGAATTAGGTGTTAGCGGTTTAGCAGGAGAATCCTTCGTGGGTAATCTAGCTAGTGTTAATTCATTCGCTGCAGCTACTACTACTGTAGGTACTGAAGGTTTATTTGCTGCTATTAATAATGGTGGTAATGTACTTTCTGGCTATGCTGGAAGTTTGCAAGACTTCGATCAAGTTTTAGAGAATTTAGATTCTCAAGGAGCTATTGAAGAAAATATGCTTTTCTTAGACAGAAAAACTGAGTTATTATTTGATAACATGTTAGCACAACAAAACTCTTACGGAGCTGGTGGTACATCTTATGGTGTATTCGAAAACTCT